CGGCAACCTCGCCACGTCCACTACCATGGAGCGGCCGCTCGAACTCCAGTTCCTGAACCGTCAGCAGCTCTGGATCGATATCTGGCAGGACATCCTCGAATACGTCATCGATCAGGCTATCCGGGCACCGAAAGGGCCTCTGGAGGGCGAGGAAGAAATCGATGAGTATACTGATGAAGTCCGGTGGGTCCTCAATGGAGAGGAGAACCCGGAGAATCCGGAAGACGGCACCGAACCAATACCCCGCACGATCACGATAGCATTCCCGCCGCTCCTGGAGCACGACCAGCTTCAGACCGTGCAGGCCATCATCGCAGGAGCAACCGCGGACGGCAAACCTCTGGCGGGCACCATGGACCTCAAAACACTCACGCAGTTGATCTTCAAAGCGCTGAAAGTCCCGAACGCAGACGAGAAGATTGACGAGCTGTTCCCGGAGGGGTCAGGACTGGTCATGCAAACCGCTTTCACCACGCAGCAGCAGGCCAACGCAGCAGCGCAGGCCCTTGCCCTGGCACAGCAGCCACGGGCGCCCCCGTATCCTCCCTCTGACGAGGAAGAGTGGGGGTCGGTCAAGGGTAGGAACGTTGACGTACCTGCAGGAGGAGTCCAGGAGGCCTTTGGTGGCGTGAGAGGGATACCATTCGACATTGAGAACTCGCAGGCATATCGGGAGAGCTCGGCCGCTCTGATCGCAGCCCGCAGGAAGTTCACAGACGCGATCATGAAAGGCATCGAAGAGCATTACCCGGTCGAGGAGGGATCCTGAAGTGGTCCCCCCGCCCGAAACCCTGGAGCGCATCATCGCGACCGCAGCGGAGACACTCAAGCAAGATAGCATCTCGGCCCTCACCCGGAACGCAGTGGTCGCATCGGTCGAGGGGCAGGAGCATGGGGCCGCCACGCTCGGGATCTCGCTGAACTTCAACCTCGTCAATTCCTACGCGGTCCAAAAAGCCGTCGAGTATCGGGACCTGCTCGTGAGAAAGGGCGGGTCCATGATTGGCGGAGAGTTCAAGCCCTGGTTGAAAGACGCGATCGCAGCGGACCGCAAGGCTATCACGGACATCGTCACCGATGCCATCAAAAACGGCACACCCCGCAGGGACGTCCGCAAGCAGCTCGAAACGGTGTTCACAGCACAGGAGCACAACAGCGGTCTTGTCGCATACCAGGAGACCCGCCGGCTCCTGACCGACGGCTCGTTCGACCGGTGGGAAGGCGAGGGAATACAGGAAGGGACCTGGATCCATCTGGACCCGCAGATCAACCCCCGGCCGGAGCACCAGGCCCGCCACGGCAGGAGGTATGCACTGACCGACCCGATCTGGAACGACCTCGACGAATACAACTGTCACTGTTCATGCGAGCCGGTGATCCCGGCAGCAGGGAGCGCATAATGGCAAAAGGCAACCCGACCGGCAATAAGGCAAGCCTCCCCTATCCTGCATTAAGCGAGGAGGAACAGATCCTGATCCTCCGGCTCGCCCGGTACCGTGAATCATTCTCACACGAGGATATCGCCAGAACCCTGAACGATGTCTTCAAAGAGCACAACCATGGGTGCCGGACCAGGGACGGCGTCAAGAAGTTCATCGCAAAAAAGGAGAAGGAGGTGCAGAGTGGGCCCGTGCAAGCCAAAGCCGCGTAAGTAACCCCCTTTTTTTTATCATTGCTTTTTCCGCAGGTCCTGCAGCTCGTCCAGGAGCCGGTTAAGGAGGCTATCATCACTCTCGCGACCCTTCCGCTCTTCATCGTATCGGGCCTTCGTGCCAGGGAACACTCGCATGCTGGACGGTTTATCGGTACTCATAAATTTATTTTAAATTTTGATAATATAAGGAACTACGCGCTCCCCATCACCGGCCATGTGCCGGGCGGATTCCTCAAGAGTGTAGATATCATCACGGATTTCACCGTCGCTGATAATCAGCCAGACCTTCTTCTCCATGCTCATATATTCAGTATACGGCATATATGAAAGTGCTGGAATTCCGGGCCCTGTTTTTATCGAGCCCCTATAAGGAACTCAGTTACAAATATAGTAATGCCACAAGATCCGGGCCAGAATTCCACTATTCTCAACAGCAGCCGCCCGGCTCCGGCATTCGCTCACGACCGGCCGAACGACCACGTGATCAACGTATCCGAGTCCGACAAAGGACAGGAGTCTGGCAATGTGACAGATTTTGAAACATTTGTTGAAGCGGCTACCGAAGGACAGCAGCCGAACTTCATTGACAAGAACGGCAATGCCCTGGTTAAAATCATCAAGCCGGGGTGGGGATCAAGCGGGTATTACAAGGAAGCCGCCCTTGAGCGTGACGGTCCGAAGGTCTACGCCTACGGCACCCACATGCACATGGATCACCCCACCGCCATTGATGAAAAGGCCCGCCCCGAACGGAGTCTGACCACGCTTGCCAGTGTCATCACGAACCCGGGGAAATACCTCAAGAACGGCCCGAAAGGGGAAGGCGTGTATGCAGAAGTGCATGTCTTCAAGCCGTACCGCGAGGCCCTGAACGAGATGGCACCGTTTATCGGGCTCTCCCATCGTGCAATCGGGCAGGGGAAGACCGGAACCATCGAAGGTCGAACAGGAAAAATTATCGAATCGCTCCAGAAGTGCCTGTCGGTCGACTGGGTCACGCTCCCCGGCGCAGGGGGTAGCGTTGTGCAGATGATCGAGGCATGGAGAATCGAACACGAACCGCCCGCAGACCACGAAACGATCATCGAAAACCAAGAGGAAATCATGGGAAACGACAAGGAAACCGTAATCACGGTAGAATCGCTCCGCAAGACCAACCCCGGGCTCTTCACCGAGCTCAAGGAATCTGTCCTGCAGGAGATCCAGGCATCCGAGGCCCACAAGCAGAAAGAGGCCGATGCCGCGAAGGTCCTGAAAGAGAACCAGGACATGAAGGTTGAACTCGACCGGCTCCGAGAGGCCCAGGTCATCCAGGAGTCTGGCAAGATAGTGATTAAGGCCTTGGAGAAGTCCACGCTGCCGGAGATCACCAAGACCCGGCTCATCGAGACCGTCCCCCGGCTTGCCCGGATGAAAGACGGCAAGCTCGATGAAGCCGCATTCACCGCAGCCGTCACCGAGGCCATCAAGACCGAGACCGACTACGTGGCAAAGCTCACCGAGTCCGGCAAGGTCAAGGGTATGGGCGGAGGGAATGGCGGATCCGGAAACGGTGGTGCCTCAAAGCTGAAGGAATCGTTCATCAAGACATTCCGCGCTCAGGGCAAATCCCAGAAGGACGCCGAGATGATGGCAGAAATTGCCGTCAACGGGAGGTAAAGGATCATGGCAACACAGTATCCAGCAACCGGCCGGGTGGCCGGAGAAGAGGGATCGATCAGTGATCAGGGTCGCTATGTGACCTTTGTTGAGAGCGATCTCGTGCATCCAACCCACACGGACGGACTCGCGGACAAGGGAGACCCGGTCAACATCGGGAACATTGTCGGAGTGGTTGACTCAGCAAGTCCGACCGCAGCAACCGATCTCGTCACAGTAGACACCGAAGGTATCTGGTATCTCAATGTCGTCGCATCCGATGACGCGGGCACCAGCGCAGTGGTCCTTGGCGATCAGCTCTTCATCGCCTCTGGAATCATCAGCAAGAAAGCCGGTGGCATCCCGTTCGGCAAGGCGATGGGGGCACTCACCGGATCCGGAACCGCGGCGCTCTGTGCCGTAAAGGTCCACCAGGAAGACCCCGTCACTTCACTCAGTGGCCGCAAGTTCACGGTCTCGATGCCATTCGCCGCAGCAGACGTCACTGCGGGCAAAGGATTCTTCATCGCACCTGCGGCCTGCAGGGTCGTATCAGCCTATGAGGCACACGGAACCGTTGCAGGGCAGGCCGGCACGCTCCAGATCGAGAAGTGCAATACCGGCGAGGCAAAGACTGCCGGCGATGTGGTCCTTGCATCCGCATTTGATCTCACATCTACTATCAACACCCCTGTCTCGACGGCAGCTGTCGCAGATGGCAAAGAACTGCTTGTAGCAGGGGACCAGCTTCGGCTCAACCTCGCAAGCGGTGCCGCAACGAGCCTGGCAGACGCGGTCATCACCGTACTGATGCAGTGGCTCTGAGGAGGACAACATGGCAGAATTTATGGAAATGATGAAGGAAGGATGGGAGGGCTTCTCATCCGTCCGTGAGGCAGGCATT